GCAAGTGGTGACTTTTATGAAGTTGCTGAAAATATCATGTTTGATGTTGAAGAGGTAATGAGTAGAATTATTACAGTTCAATCTAAGAATCCAGCAGAAGACTTTTATGCTCTGCTAGATGATATAGTATTGGTAGGTTCTACAACAGATCATAATAATGATAGTGGTAGTGATATTGGTAGTGCAATGCTAACGTATAAAATTGAGTATGAATATGCACTTCCTATTGTTTCATTAGCATTAGAAGATTTTGATATAGAAGCTAGTATCGCTCATATTCAAATTATAAATCCAGGAGTACCGGAAAATGTATAGAATCATTCCGAATGATGAAAATAAAAAGGTTATCAATCCTGATACTCACAAAAGAGTACCAAAAGAGGGTATCGTAATTCCAAAAATCACAACTTATTGGAAAAGACGAAAAGAAGATGGTGATATCACGATTGAGAATCTATCTAAAAAGAAATCTCATGTAGTGGCATCTAAAAAAATTGAGGAGAAAAAATAATGGCTATAGATTTTAATGAAATATTTAATCTGAATATTCCTTTTGTTCAAGCTGAGTTAGTAAGAGCGATAAGCACTACTGGCACAATTAAACAAGAATATACAGCTTTGATTTTCGGACAAAAAACAGCAGCAGGTACAGCGGTGACAGGTGAAGTTTTAGATATCTTTAGTGCAGCGGAAGCACAAGCTAAATTTGGTAAAACTTCAATGTTGGCTCATGCTATTGGCAGATATTACGATATCAATAAGAGTGTAAAACTAAAAGTTATCGCATTAGATGATGAAGGTGCAGGCACACAAGCCACATCAACATTAACATTAGCTGGAACAGCTACAAGTGCAGGAACATTGGCATTTTATGTAAATGGAAAATCATATAAAGTTGCAGTTGCTATTAGTGATACTCATATAGAGATTGCAACATTACTAAAAAGCAAGATTGATGAATCAGATGATAATCAGTTTACTGTTGTAGATGATTTAGCAGGTGAATTGACTTTAACTGCAGTTCACAAAGGTACTTATGGAAATACTTTAAAAGCTAGAATGAACTACAATGCAGATGATGAGACACCATTGAATATTACAGCAACAGTAGTTGATTTTGTAACATTAGATACTGGCGCAGGTGATCCAGATTTAGAAACAAGTGGTGTGATTGGTATTCTTGAAGAAAATCAATTTAATCTAATCGCTCAACCATATACAGATAATGCAAATTTAGTTCTTATTGATAATGCATTGACTGATAATTTTAAAGCTACTGAAATGCTAGATGGTTTTTGTTTAGTTGGTATTGATGATACAGTCACCAACCTAACTACCAAAACAGATATTATAAACACAGCATTTATTACAGCGTTGGATAATTACTCAGTTTTCGCAACTGGTTTTGAACAAGCTGCAGGTATGATTGGTTTAGTTGGAGATATTGCACAAAGTAGTCCGGGAAGTGGATATCTAAATAAAGAACTTGCCGGATTCTTGCCATTAAGTGAAAGAATCAGAACTGAAAGAAATGTTTTAGCTGGTGGTGGTGTTGCAACTTTAAGAACAGTAGGATCAAAAGTAATTGTTGATAGAACGGTAACTACATTGCAAAAAGATTCACAATCTATCGCTATTGATATTGATGATACTGATTTAAGAGTGTTCTTAACTATCTCTTATGTAAGATATACATTTGTAGTTCGCATGTCTCAATATCAAAATTTCAAAGTTGGGAATGATGATGATATATTTGGTGCAGGTGTTCAAGTTATGACTCCAAATATCTATAAACAAAATCTTATTCTTAACTATCAGCAACTTGTATTAGATGCAGTTTGTGAAGATTTAGCAAATTTTGAAGATACTATCGTTGTTGAGAAAGTTGGAAATCGCATGAACTCTTCAATGTTCATAAATGTAATAAATGTGATGATTCAGCAAGCTATGCAAATAAAATGGGAGGTGTAAAAAATGGCTTCAGTTGGTATAAAACGTCTTACGGTAGATAATAAGACAATTCAAACAAAAACGGGAACAGCGGAATATACTCCAAGTTCAGCAGAAAAAACACCAGTACTAGATGATGGCTCTGGTGCGATGATGTTTACTACACAAGAGAAGAAACCGGGAATGATAAAAGTTCAAGTTTCTACTCTTAAAAGTGCAGATACTAAAAATCTTAGAGATTTAGAAGATGCAGAGATTGTATTAGAACTTATTGATGGTACAACAGTAGTAGGTTCAAATATGACTCAAACTGCAAACAACTCAGTAACAGCAGCAGATGGAGTATTAGAGTTAGAATTTATGGGTGATGTAGCGTTACGCTAATTAAAATAAGGAGTTAAAGTGAAAAAGAAGTTTAAATTAAAAAGACCAATCGAAGATGCATCTGGCAAAGGTGAATTGACAGAGATAGAGATTAAAGATGAAAAAGATATATCAGCATCTGATTTTTATGATGTTTCATTTAATGCAGATGGGTCATCGAAATTAGGCGCAATGGCTGATACAATCGCTAATCTATGCGGATTGACTGATTCACAAGTTGCATCGCTCCATGTCAAAGATTATGTTGCAATAAGTGCTGAAGTGGGAAAGTATATCGAATAGCAAAAGAGTATCAAAATAAGATAGGTGTGATAATGAAAACATTCCATACACAACTATCTGAAATGAGAAATATAACGATTATAGACAATCTTTATAATCAAGCAATTTTATATATACCAAAAGAGCAGTAAATATTCTGCTCTTTGATTATATATAAATAATAAAAGAAAGGTAAATTATGAGTTTCAAAGGCGCAAAGGGATCAGTATCAATAATAGATCGTGCTACTAAACCATTACGCTCAATAGCAGGTGCTTTTCTTAAACTTGGTAATCAATCTAAAAAAACAAATAAAGATTTAACAAATACACAGAGAGCTATTAATAGTATTTCAAAAGCTCAAAATAGATTAAATAGAGTCAATGCAAACATCAAACGAAACACTAGAGATATAGGAAGTCAAGCAGTAGGAATTGCAGCACTTGCATTATCATTTAAAGCAGCACTTAGTCCGGCTATAAAATTTGAACAATCTATGAAAGATTTACAAGCAGTGGCATTTGGTAGTGCAGATTCAACAGTTCCGGTAGCTAAAAATATGGCTCTGTTATCTGAACAAGCAAAAAAACTAGGAGCTTCAACAGCTTTTAGTGCAACACAAGCTGCAGAAGGTCAAATCTTTTTAGCAAAAGCTGGATTTAAAACAAATCAAATACTTAAATCAATGCCTTCATTACTAGATTTAGCAGCAGCAAGTGGAACTGAGCTTGGAAGAACATCAGATATTTTATCAGATTTACTTGGAGCGTTTGGAAAACAAGCAAAAGATAGCGGAAGATTAGCAGATGTTTTAGCCTCAGCAACTTCAAGTGCTAATGTTGATATGGAGACTCTATTTGAAACTTTAAAAGTTGCAGCACCTATTGGTATTGCAGCAGGTCAAAGCATGGAGGGAATCACAACAGCAACTGCATTATTAGGTAATGTTGGTATTAAAGGCTCAATGGCTGGTACTGCTCTTAAAAATGCTTTTGTAAGATTAGCAAGTCCAGCAGCAGAAGGTGCAAAAGTTTTAAAAGAACTTGGAATTGCAACTTCTGATAGTGCTGGTAATATGTTACCAATGGAAAAGATAATGCTTAATCTAGGTAAAAAAGCAAAAGTGGAGCTATTAATTTAAGTAAAGCAGTAGCGAGTGGAGACTTTAACAAGATGCTTAAAAATCTTCAAAACTCAGAGGGTGTAGCTAAAAAAATGGCAAAAATTCGCATGGATTCTACTGAGGGTAGTATCGTGCAGTTAATGAGTGCAGTTGAGGGATTGGCTATATCATTTGGGAGTATTTTAACTCCATTAGTAAGAGGTATGGCAACAGCAATGACAGCACTTACAACACCAATGCAAAGCTTTATTAAAAATAATGAAACTCTAATAACCGGAGTTGGAATATTTGCAGGTGTATTACTTGCAAGTAAAGTTGTAGCATTAGCATATACCGCTGCAATGTGGTTAATAACTCCTGCAATAACAGCAATGAGTACAGCTTTAAAAATAGCAAAAGTAGGGATGATAGCTTTTAATTTTATAATGAGTGCAAATCCAATAGGTTTATTAGTTGTTGGTGTCACTGCGTTAGCAACAGCAGGAATAGCACTATATCAAAATTGGGAAAAAGTGACTGATACATTTTTTAAATTATGGGAAATGTTAAAAGGTTTTAATTTTTCAGATATATTGGGAAGTATTGGAAAAATTGGGGATGTTTTAGGATTTGGAGATAATGAAATAAATCAAACTGCAACTACAAATATAGCACCAGCACTAGCAACACAAGCTATACAATCAAATTCAGTAAATAATATACCAGTTGCAGTTAATGTTAGCATCGTTGATAATAAAGTTAAGGGTGTAGAGACAACAGGAAGTACAAAAACAGATGTATTTCTTAATGATGGGAAACAATTTTGAGCTTCGATATTACACAATTAAATCAATCCTCTTTTAGAGGCATACCTTTTTATACAAGAGATGATGAATTATCTGGCGGTCAAAGATTAACAGACCATAAATTTATTAATGGCGGTACAAAAACAGAAAGTAATGGTATAGAAAATGGTGTTTTTAAAATATCTGCTTATATTGGCGGTAATGATTATTTAACTCAAAAACAAGCATTAAGAGAAGCATTTGAAGATATAACAAGCGGAACTCTAATTGATAAATTTTATGGCATTCAGCAAGTATATGTTGATAAGTGGAGTATAAAAGAAAGCATAGCGAGATTTGGAAGAGCCGATATTGAAGTTACTTTTAAATTAGCAGAAAATCAAGTCGTAGAAGATTTTGATATCGTTTATAGTGTGAATGTAAGAGAAGAGGCTATTTTTAATTTCATTAATGACTTCGATAATAAAATAGGTGATGAATTAAGAAATACTATTATTGGTGATATTATAGATTTTTGGAATGATATATTAGACATAATTAAATTTATTGAAGATGTTGGTGATACATTGCAAGATATAAAAACAGCTATCGGAAGAATAATTGCTAAAATCAAAACAGCTATATTATCAATAGAAAGTTTATCAGAAGATATTGTAAATATATGGACTTCTTTTGATGAAGTTTTAGATACTGATTTGTTTGGAGCAGATGAACAAAAAAGCTTTACAAATACTTTAAGAGAGATTATCGAGCAAAGCATAGATGAAGCTTTCATAAATACCGCAGAAACAACAGCAAATATACAATCGCAAACTTATATAAATACAGTTGTCGCAGGATTGACACAAACATCAATAAAGAATTTAGAAAACATTGATTTTAATACAGGTGACGATTTAGGAAGCGTGAAAGATGATGTTTTATCAATAATGGAAATATTAGAAAAAAGTGTTATCGTAGATTCTGATAATCCAATAGATGAAATTGTAATTAAACAAAACTTACTAGATAAATATCATTTAGCAAAAAGAGAATTTATACAATTTTATACGCAAAAATATTCAGGACTCCAAAATTTAAAGGATAATACCATAGTAGCAACTATTGATATTTTAAATTTAACTATGGAGAAATATATTAATATTGAAAGAGTTGATGAAGTTTTAATAAATAACGATATTGTTGATCCATTTTTTATAAATGGCGATTTGAAATTATTGGATAGATAATGAAATTAGAATTGAAAGTAGCTAATAGAAAATATAGCGGATGGGAAAATGTAACTATTTCAAAATCTATGCAATCAATAGCTCATAATTTTTCTATGAATATTTATAATGGGGATCAATTATCAATAGAAGATGATGATATAATTCAGATTTTAAAAGATGATAAAATTTTCTTCACTGGCTATTTGGATAATATAACACTAGGGATATCAGATAAGAAAAAACCACTTTTAATAAATGGAAGAAGTAAATCAGTAGATTTAATAGATTGTAATATTTCAGATATTAAACAATATAATAAACAAAATATAAAACAAATTATAAGTGATTTAATAAAACCTTTTAATATAAATGTATCTTCATCATTAAAATTAGAGCCATTAGAGATATTTAATACTAAAGTTGGAGAAACTTATTTTGATTCTATAAATAGACTTTGTAAGCAAACTAATACACTGCCAATAAGTGATAATTTTGGAAATATTGAGATTGCAAAAAATGAACAAAAAGAATCTTCAATAATTTTAAAAGATGGAGATTTTAAAGAGATTAATTATCCTAAAAAATTATCAAATAGATTTAGTAAGTTTATATATAAAAAAGAGAGTGCTATTACAGATGTAACAGATGGTTCGATAGATGATGATACAGTCCAAAGATTCAGACCATTCGTAGGTGTGAATACAGAAGATAAAACAAATCAAGATATGGCAGAATGGCAAAAAAACTTTAATAAAGTGAATGAAGTAAGTTTGACAGGAATAGTTGAAGGATGGGATTTAGAAATAAATACTATTGTTAAATTAGAAACTTCAACAGTAAATAATAGCTTTTTAATAAAAGAAATTACATATAATAAAAGTGATGGCGGAACTACATCAAATGTAACTTTTATATCAAAGGATTTATATAATGTTTGAACAAATAATTAAATCTTTAAAAGATAGAATAGAAAATATTTTAAAAATAGGAAGCTATACAAAAACAAATGGAGTAGATGGAGAACTTCAAAAAATACAGCTTAAAACACTTAGAAATATTGAAGATGCTATGAAAGTGGGGCAGTTTGGATTCAATTCAAAAGCTCCATTAGAATCAAGAGTAGTTGTTGCTAAAATAGGAAATGAAAATATTGTTATTGCAAATGAGCATATAGCAAGTATTATTGATGTATCATCTGGAGATAGTATTGTATATAATGAGAATGGTGATTATGTGAAAGTTGAAAAAGATAAAATTACAATACAAGCAGATAGTGTAATTGTGAATGCCAATAGTGTTGATTTGGGTGCAATTGGCGGTAAAGGTATAATAACAATGGATAGTATAGATCCATTCACAGGTAGCCCACATATAGATGGCTCAACAATTACAAAGGCGGTAAAATAAATGGCTATGTCGAAATCAGCATTATCAAATGCAGTAATGGCGGTATTGTTAGCAAATGACTTTATAGAAACTACACAAAATAGAGCATTATCAAATGCAATTGCTGATGGAGTAGTAGAGGAAGTTAAAAAAGCAACAATAACAACAATTATTCCAGGTGGATCAAGTGCTGGAACATATGTTGCAACAATAACATAAGGTTTAATATGGCAGATATATATTTAAAAAAAGAAGATTTAGAATTAGATTTATTATTTGATATGGTAGTGGAAAACAATGATTTGCAAACAGACAATACTTATGTTACAGCTTCACTACTATCAATATTTACAGATGCAAGTCAACCGCAAATAGGAACTCAAATTGATGGAAAAATTTTAGGAAATAAAAATTATAATTTAGATAAGCTTAATGAAGAAAACATAAAAGCTTATGAGGATGGACTTAAAGAATCTTTACAATGGTTATTAGATGATAAGATTGTAACAAATATACAGATATCAACAGAGAAAAATGGAAATAGACTTGATATTAAAATAACTTTTACTACTGATTCAGAAAATGAAGATAATTTAATCTATTCTCTAGATGAGAAACTAGAGATATTAGGGGAAGAAATAGAAGAAGTAGCAGATATACTTTATATCATTAATGGAGGGTCAGCTGAAACAGTTGAATCAATAACAACAGAAGTAGATGGTGGGAATCCAAATACAATATCATTAATATTAGATATAATAGACGGAGGAATACTTAATGAAAACTAATAGCAAGGTGATAAAATGTCAGAAGTAATAATAACAGAGGATAAAAGAATACGAATTGCGAGAGGATTGTCTACAGAATGGACATCTCAAAATCCTATTTTGCTTGATGGAGAAATTGGAATTGAAACCGATACTTTAAAGCAAAAAGTAGGAGATAGTGCAACAAGCTGGAATACATTACCATATCAAATAGGCACAGCAATCCCAGAAGGTGCATTGTTTACTGATACTACTTATGATGTTTTTACTAAGACTGAATTATCAGGCACACTTGGAAGAATGAATAATCCACTATGTAGATTTTCTGCTAAGAATGGTTTAAATTTTGAGGGTGCAGGTAGTCTCAGTTTTAAGCGTGACCAAGCCACAGATGGAAGTGTAACTATAATAGATAGATATAATGCTCTAAAATATTTCAATAAAGATCAGCCTAGATTTAATAAGCATGGATGGATTAATGAACCTCTTAGTACAAATGAAGTCTATCCTAGTGAAGATGTAACATATTTAGTTGGTAATTGGACTAGAACTAATGCTGGCATAGATTCAACAGTAAACACAACTACAGTATTTGGAAATCTAATCCTACAAGAGATAGATGAAACAAACACTGGAGCAAAAGCTAGTATGACTCAAATATTTACAATTCCAGATGATTCATCTTCACACACATTAAGTTTATTTATTAAAAAAGGAACATCCCTTGTAAAAAGTAGGATTAGAATACTTCTGTATGGTGGAACTACTCAAGTTGATAGTATTGGTTATGCTGATTTAACTAATGATTTAAATCCTATATTTACAGATGTAGAGGTTTTAGAAGATGATGGAGAATATGGATATAGAATATCTATAACTGCTCAAAATAATAGTTCAGGAAATACAACAGCATCGATATATTTAGCACCAGCATATTTAGTAAATTCAGATGTTGGTTCTTATTATATGGGAGGAATTAAATTTGAAAACTTACCTAGTGCTACGTCATATACTCCTACTACAATTGGAGCTGTCACTAGAAATGCAAATCTATTGCAAGTAGACCCATACGGGAATCTTCCCTCCATAACTAAACAAGGTACGTATTTAATTGAATATACATCAAATGGTGTTACAGCACTTGATGGGTATATATTAGCAGTTAGTGGATTGAGTATACAACACAGAACCAATAATACTATTAGAATAAACATTAATGGAATAGCGGCTGATATTGTTGCAGATGTTGAAGTTGGTGTGACATATAAAATAGCTGTAACTTTTGAAAATGGTACTTATTGGGTACGTCTTAATGGGATTTTAGTAGCAACTAAAACTTATACACCATATACTACTAGCATAGCTGATGTGTTTGTAATAGGTAATTTAATATCACCAGCAAGACCAATCAATGGTGCTGTAAATAATATAAATTTTTACGATTTTATTGCATCGTCAGAAGAAATACTTTTAATGCATGGAGCATAATATGAGAACAATATTAACTTATATGCCAGATATAACAGATTTTATGGCAGAGATAGAAGCTAAATATCCTGAATATTTAATATATGCAGGAGTAAATGCAGAGAATGGAGAGATTGAAATATTTAATATAGATAAAATAAACAACTATATTAATATTGTAAAGAAAATTAATATAATCCATACCCCATTAAAAAAGAATGGAACAGCTAGTTTAGGCTATTCGATAGTTAATACAGAACTATTAGCAATTATAGAAGATTTAATAACAGTTGAGAATATAGGTGATTATGATGAGATGTTTGCTAATGAAGTAGCACATGAGAAGTATAAATCAGTATATCCATATCATATGCCACAGACATATGTAGATGAGAATGGTATAGAACAAACACGCAATCTTCCTGATAAGATTGGCGTATTTGCATAAGGAATAAATTATGAGAAATCAACCAAGTTTAAGTGAGATATATAGTGGAGAGTGGAATCCAGTATTAACTGGATCTACAAGTGGAGAATATCCTGGTATAGGTACTTTTTCAAAAATGGGCAAAGAGATAACTCTACATTGTGAATTTGAAGATATAGTAACAGCAACAAAGCCAATAGGTAATTATACAATAGAAGGAAATCCATTTATTGCAAAAGCAGGTATTAGTTTTGTATCACCCACTTCACCAGTTAGAGTAACATTCAGTGAAGTTCCTACTGCAACTATAGTTAGCGGTGATACCTCAATTTCACTCAGTGAACCTGTTTCAAATGGTCTTGATGTAGCTATTACAGATGCTAATTTTGTTAGTGGATCTCCTATGTTCATTAGACTTACTATAAGTTTTACAGAGGAATAGATGAAAAAGTTACTACTAATAGCATTGCTATCATTACAACTCTTTGCAGATGGATTAATTCCGTTTGCTGGATTATCTATGCACACTAAATCATTAGAACATGTAGACACTAAAGCAGACTCTCCACTAGGTAACTTTGGTGTACGCTATGAGAACATCATAGAGCTTGAATATAAGCATATCTCTTCTATACCTAATGTAGGTATTGAAACAAGATGTTTGAACCTTTTATCGGCTCATTTAAAAGCTTCATACAAGTTTGTAGATATCTATGGTGGATATGGTTGGCATAGTGAAAAGTTTGATGGTTCTTACTACTCTGAGCAGTTCACTGAGACTGTATATAAATATGGTCTTAGAATCAACTATGGTGACAAGAGACTCTTTGTTGAGCATATAAAGTCCACTGATAAAGATAAATCTGATTTAGTTATGTATGGGTTTGAGATTCTATTTAATCCAGAAGACTTAATATAATGAATAAATATATTAAAAAGATATTAATTATATTTTTTTGGTATAATATCAAAAATGAGTATGAAAATTTACTCTACTTTAACAACGGAATTACAAAATGACAATACGAGAGTTAAAAGATAGAATCTATAACGACTTTATATCATCTTTCCAAAACGCTATCACACCATTAAAAAAATCATTTTTCGAGCAATTATCAAATACTTTGGCAGCAACATTTCAATTGGTATATATACATTTTGATAGAATTGTAAATGATAGTTTTTTAACAACTTGTACTGAAAGTAGAGTTTTAAATTATTTCGCACCACTAAAGAATATAATCAGAAAAGAGCCAACAGTATCATCTGGTGTAGTAACTTTTACTGGAGTAGATACTACAATTATACCAACGGGAACAATTCTTATTTATAATGAGTTGGAATATATCACATTGGCAGATGGAACAATCACAGTAGGAACAATTGATATCAATTGTGAATCAATAGGTGAAGGGAGTTTAAACAATACATTAGCAAATATTACATTAGTTTTATCATCGCCTATTGTTGGTGTTGATAACAATGCTATATCAGTATTAGGATTTAGTGGTGCAATAGACCAAGAGATAGTTGAGAGTGTTAGAACAAGAACGAAACAAAAATTTGCAACTACTTCAAATGTGGATAATGTTAATTATTATAAATCATTAGCAAATGAAGTATCAAACGTGAAAGCATCTTTTATATCTCAATTGAAAAATGGAGTTGGAACATTCGGAATAACTATATTGACTTTTAGCAATGATGGTGTACCAATTCAATCAGATATTGACGAAGTAGAACAATATTTTATAGATAATAATGCTGTACCCGTATATGTAATTGCAGAATATTTCATTCCAACGATAATAAATCAAAATTATACAATTCAATTAGCAATAAACGATGCAACAAATCAAGCTATTGTAGAGCAATTAATTATTGATTATATGTATTTAAATCAAGAGCCAAATACTAGATTTAATTTTCAAGGGCTATCAGATTTTATCGGAGCAAATGGAGCAAGATTAATTAGTCCAGATCCACTGGATAGTATAGTTTTAGGTAATGATGAAATCTTAGATTTAGGTACGATTACATGGCAGTAAAATTTGAGAACATATTAAAATCTTTTTTTCCAAAAGGTCAGATATGGATATTCCAAACAAATTTCATTGATTTAATTACTGGAATGAGTATAGAATTTTTAAGAGCTTATGATAGTGCAAAAGAATTTTATATTAATTTTAATATTATAAACAGCGAAGTATTAGCAATTGAGCATGGTAGAGATTATTTATTAAATACAGACTTATATACTAATGCAGAAATTCAAAGAATAATAGTTGAATATATAAATAAAGATTTAGGATTAAAAGATATTATAGAAGATTTTGCAACTTATATAGGGCATCCAATAACATGGGATAGTGCAGAAATAATGATTTTAGAAATTACATTTATTTCAAGTATAGATTGTGAATATTTTAATAAAATTAGATTTTTAGCAAATTATTTTAAACCTCCATATTTACAGATTATTTATATTAACTCACCAGCAATTGAAGATCCATTTATATTTGGGGATAGCACATTTGGAAGCACATTTGGCGGTACATTAGTATGTCAATAAAAAGGAAAAAATATGCAAAAATTTAAAACAGCAGATGGCGGTAATGTCGATGGAACAGCAAAAGATAAAACAGAATTAGACCCAGGAACAACTTATAAAGCAAAAGTAATAAATGATAATAGTTGGAATATATTTAATCTAGTAGAACAAGCAGGATATACATTAGTAGATGATGATTTATCACAATTAACAAAAGCATTGAAAGGAAGATATAAATCAACATTTACATATAATACTTCTAGTATTGTAACTCAGACAGTTAACGATGTAGTATTAGGTAGTGATGGATTATATTATGAAGCACAAGCAAATGCAATTATTGGAGATAACCCAGTTGGAAGTATTACCGGAAAATGGAAACTATCAAATGATTCACAAATTATTCATACAGTTTCAACAAGAGCTGAATTATTGGCATTTCCAAAAATTGATGGGATATCAGTGTACGCAACTGGACACACGTCATCTAATGATGGTGGAAGTGGGATATTAGTATATGATGAAAGTAAATCTGCAATTAATAATGAAGTAACTATATTTATTGGATGGGAGAGGCAATATATCGGAGCAATTAATGCGAAATGGTCTGGAGCAACTGGCGATGGTGTCACTGATGATACAGTTGCTATCACTAAAATTGAAACAGCATTTAGTGGTGAAGATATAGATTTAGGTGGTGGCACTTACATTACAACTCTTATTGATTCATCATTGACAAATAACTATTTTAATGGCTCTCTTATCGTTAAAAATGTTTTACCAGGAGATACTACTCACCCGATTAAACCAACTACAACACTCGATGATTTTTCTTTAGTTGCTAATAGAAGAAAGTCTCAGATTTTAGAATGGGAAGGTAAAACTGTATTGTGGCTAGGAACATCTATCCCGCATCAAGGTGAAAATACAGATAGTTATCCAACTTTATTTGGTGAATATTTAGGGTGTAAAGTTATTAATATGGCATGGTCGGGTTCTCACGCTAATTATAACATTGATGGCGATGCTTTTGAAATTGACACAATAATATCATTATCTATGACTGAGGACGATAGAGCAGCAGGAGAGGCATTGTATGGTGCTAGTTCAGCATATAATGATAATTTCCACCCGGTAACGAAAGCTTCTCAAATGACATGCGACTATAGAATCGGTACAATCGCAGAAGATGAACAAATTGATATTGTTATTTTGGATCATAATCACAATGATAGAGCTAGAGATAAAGGAATATTAGACAGTACAAGTTATATAGTAACTGGTGTGACATTTGGAGCAACAACAATATTAACATTAGATGATTCGAGTGCTATTTCAGTCGGAGATTCAATTGTAGGAACAATACAGGGAATTAAAGAGCTATTTTCATTAGCGGCAAGGGTTCAATCAACTACTGCAACAACAGTTACTATTAATATAGATACTTCATTGAGTATTGGTACATTTACAGGTGGAGGAATACAAATAGTTGATAAATATACACTGTATGGTGCATTTTTATTTCTTGAAAAATTTATAGTAAATCAAAGCTTTAATACATCTGGGAATATACCTGATATTGTTTTTGCCGGTGCGCCAAGTTTATATACAAATGATACTAAAACACCTACTATCTGGTCAAACTTTGCAGATATAAGAGATTATGCAGATGAAAGAGGGTTTTCAGCATTCGACGTTGCTCATTCAATGGAAGTAACAGAACAAGACCAACTATTCTATTTTCCAGATGATGTTCATCCCACAACTTTAGTAACTCGTAATGTTCTGGCTACCCATTGGGCTAGTTGGGCGAAAGGTGGCAAAATTATTCCAAGTGGTACGGCATTTCTTGAAAGTAATAATGTTGCAATAAATAATAGAGAAGCTTTATATAGTATTTTTGATAGAAAATGGGGATCGAGAACAGATATTATATTAGATGGACTAGTGTTGATAAATGAAATTTTTACAAATTTAGCAGCATGGACAATAGATGGTACATCGACAGTAGATCCAATGGTGCAAACATCATCATGGGATGTGGGCGAAAATTCTGTATTGTTTAACCCTGATACAAATACTACATCTTATATTAAAAAAACATTAGCTTTTGATGATTCTTTTAAAATAGAATTTGATTTCTGGATGGATCAAACTACAAATCTAGTGCCATCAACAACTACAATTATTTTATTTAATATGGCAGATAGATATACATGCGAGATGGTATTGAAGCCAGAAAGTGCAAAATTAAGAATAAGAGCATACGATGGATTGGGTGGAAATACTCTTTTTGAAGGGAGTGGCTCATTGCAACCAAATAAATTAAATCATGTAATATTTAATGTAAAGAAGCAAGTTGGAGATTCAGAGGGTGCAGTAGCATTTGAATTAAACGATAAGCTTGTATCATCAGATATTTTTGATAATACAAACACAGCAACACCAACTGAATTTAGGATAGGAGCGCAAGGATCAATTGCTTCAACTGCTATGCAACTAGAAGTAGGAAATGTGCTTATAAATAATAAAGATATTATTGATTATTCAGATAGATTTACAGGTTCTTTTACTGCACAAAGTGGTGAAACTGTCACTGTTGTAAATGGAATAATAGTGACAGCAGTATAGTATGAAAAATTTTAATTAGGATAAAGAATGCCAGGTAATTGTGAAGAGTGTAGTGCGTGTAATGAATTAAAACTTGAAAAGGTCAAGGTAAATGGTGTTATGGAAAGAATACTAGAGCGTATGGATAAACATGATGAAATGGAAAAAACTAAAAGAATAGAACGTAGGGATGATAAACGAGATAGACGTAGAGAATCCATAGCTATATTATTATCTATTATAGGGGTAGCTCTTAGTTTTGGAATATGGTTAAATGACTTTACGCACACTTCAGATAAGCGAATGCAGAAAATAGAAACGACTCTCGGCATAGATATTCAAAAGAGATAAAGGGTAAATAATGAATTGGTTATCAAATATATTAGGCGGTGGAGTAGTAAAATCTATAGAAAATATAGCTACTGAGTTTATTGAAACAGATATGGAATCTGCTGAATCTAAGGCTCTCATGGTTAAAACACTAGACCCTAATGGATTAATGAGGCGAGATATCAGTCAAAAAGTATCTTCTGCATATATGGTGTATTTATTTATCACTATGCTATTGGTTCTTTGCCAGTCATTCAGCATAGGCAATACAGAACAAATAAAAGAAGCTATTGATAGTTTAACAGATTTGTTTATTCCAATAACGAGCATGTTTACTGCAATAGTCGGTGCATCTTTTGGTGTCAATGGTTTAAACTCACATAAGGGAAAGTAATGAAAACCAATAGTGCGGAATATGAAACATTAGAATTAATGGACATATTGGAGGGACATGAAACAACTTCATATCTTTGTACTGCAAAAAAAATCACTATTGGCTATGGTTTCAATATGGATAGTTCAGTAGCTAGAAATATATGGATCAGGTTGAATATTTCAGAAGATTTTGACAATGTTTATAATAAAAAAGAAGAAATTACACAATCAACAGCTTCTATATTGTTTAATGACTTTTGGATAAGATGTGAAGACAAAGCAAAAGATAGATGCGATGAATTAAAAATATCTTATAAAGAATTACCACAATATCATAAGTTTATTCTATGTGATATTGTTTATAATACTGGAAGTTGTAAAAATTGGAAAAAAGTATTTTTAGAAACAGAGCCTAAAAAAGTTTTACTTGAAGCTAGAAGAAAACAGCATGAATTGGATAGTAGAATAGCTAAGATTGGGAAATATTTTAATATTATAGATACAATAGATGAAGCTATAGAAATTGGTTTAACAGAAACGAGATATATAGTGTAATGGATGTTATAAAATTTGACGTAACTAAACAATTTGATACATTTAATAAAGCAGCAAGTAGCACAAGATTTATAATATCAAAATCATTAAACGATATAGCTTTTAATAATGCTAGAAAAGATTTATCAAGAGATATGCATAAAAATATGGAGATTAGAAATAAAGTTTTTGGAAGTGATAGGTCGATAAGAATAAATAAATCTTCTAAAAATAATCTTACAATAGAATTATATCACTTTAAAGAACAAATGGGATTACAACAATTCGGAGGTATAGAATTACCAAAAGGCAAAACACTAGCGATACCAATTAGAAAAAACTTTGCTCAATATGCCGGAGTTCCAAGGGATAAAAAAATACCAAAATCATTATCAATACAGACAATCATGAATAAAGCACCACGAAAAAAAGGCGAAACGATATATAAAATTAAAGGTGTGAAACCGTTTATATTAAAAAGAGGTGTTTTTATTAGAACAGGCGGGGGGGATTTAAGATTATTATATTCTTTTGTAGATAAAGCAACTCATGATAAAAAATTATTCAAATTTCAAAAAACAATTGAGAGAACATACAATATAAAACTTGAAAGAAATATAGAAAAAAACTATCTCAAAATATTAAAAGGTTAATCATGGCAACCAAAAACATAACAACAGAATCCGAAACAAAAGAATGGGTTTTAGCTTGTACTGAATTTGAACAATGCGAAATAGAAAGTTTAAAAAATGATGTATCATTTATTGAATCACCATTAGAGCCTCCAACTGATCCAAAAGAAACAAATAGTATGTATTTTTTAAAGAATACTCCAAGAGATTTTATAGGAAATGGAACTGATAGACTTTGGATATTTATAGATAATAAATCTAAAGTTAGAAAAAGAAGTATTATAAACAAAACAATATCCACAATTACAGATGCAGCAGGTAGAAGCAACTCTATAGGTGTATTTGGTGAGCAATGGGCAACTGATATAAAAAATGATATATTGGCTCAATTTAGCTATGGTAAAAGCAATAGAGATTTAAAAAATGAAAATATTATAGGCACTGGAACTGTAACAATTCAAAATGATAATTTATTAACAGCATCTACTGGAATAGATATAGATGGTAGTGCAGAAATAGAATCTTTTAATTCAATAAGATATAGACCAGGACATACAGCAATGGCACAATTTACAGCCGTTTTTACAAATCCATTAGCTGATAATACTCATCAATGGATAGGCGTGGCAGATGGTATAGACGGATTTGCTTTTGGATTTGAAAACGGTATATTTAGCGTAACTAGAATGAGAAAAGGAGTGCATACTCATATTACTGAATTAAATGGAAGTATAAATATTGCAGATATAGATTTTACAAAAATTAATTTATTTAGAATTGTATATGGATATTTAGGAATAGCTCCAGTATCATTTGAGATTATGCCTAAAGATAAAAATGCATTCGTACCTATACATACTATACGACTACAAGGCAAGATAGCACAAACACATATACAATTGCCTTATCTGCCTATAAAAATGAGTGTAGAAAATGAAGGCAATAATACAGATGTACAAATAAGAACTGGAAGTTGGCAGGGTGGCTCATTTGGTTTTTGTGTTGATTGTGGCAATAGACCTTTTCATTATCCATTAGTTCCTGGTTCAGCAATAAAAGCTGATATACCAACAGCAATGACACCAATTGCAGCATTTAGAAATAAAACTAATTTTCAAGGTTTTTTAAATAAAATTAGAGCCAAACTGTTGTTATTTAATGCACTAGCATTTAATGGAGAGGGATTAGTTACTGTTCAATTTATAGCAAATGCTACTATTGATGGAGTTGAGGGAACGGATTATAATTTCACAGACATAGATAGCCAAAATAGTGTAATGGAAATATCAACAGATTTAGTTGGATTTACTGGAGGACAAGCAGGACTTACATTGTATAGTTTTCCTACTACAAGCGGAAGTAAAATAAATTATACTCCCACAGACATAGATGCCGAAGCTCTAGGTCTTTTTCTTGATCCAGATAATATATATATAATAGCTGCAAATATATCAGTGGGAACTACAAATATAGCATGGTCGGTAAACTGGACTGAAATGTTTTAAAAATAAAATAAATTATCATATTCATTTTTAGTTGCAAGTCTGATATCCTCAATTGAATAATATTTATTAGAATCATTGAAAAGATATGGATCATCATATCTTGTAACCACTATAAAAGAACCATCTTTATCAACAACCAATGCAGGAAAATTACATTCATTTTCATACCATCTAATCTTTGTTTGCTCTGTAATAGTAAAAGGCTCTTTAATTTTAAAACTCTCTAAAAAATGAGATTTAGTCCTGCAAAATTCTCTATCATCATTATTTTTATAAAAGATAATAGGTTCTTTATGAAGACTCAATGCTATATCCGATATAGTGCAAACACCACCATCTTTATGTATCCATTCACTCTTAATTTCAATTTCCATAATCTAACTCCATATAACTTTTGATTTAGAAAATCTTAAAAGAAATTCTAACTGTTTAGCTTTTTTCAAAGCGACTTTTTTAACTCTATCATTTCTACTTTTACGCACAATCGGGGCATGATATAAATCACTCCAAACATCAGTAGTATCCGGAATAGAATCACCATATTCTAATCTATCATTTAAAACTTTATGAAGAATGTCTACATAATTCTGATAGTCAAATTTTCTAAGTCTACATTTTGGATTATCTCTCAATTTCTCCATCATTACAATAGATTCTTTAATATCCATAAAAATAGATTTGATATTAGTATAATAAAATTTACCACTATTACCAGTGTTTCTAGATATGCAATATTTCGATTCAGTATCAATATTTTTTCTAAGAATATTAATTATACGATTTGCAACAAGATACTCAGATTCATGTTTAGTAATATGAGAAATATTTATCAATGCTATTTTACGTTTTTTAGACATTCTTTTAACCTCCTATCAGTAATATTTGATTGTCTAACTAAAAGAAGTTTACTTGCATCTTTTATCGAAATACCCAATGAGTAACGAACCAAACTATTTAAATATTTCATTTCAGCGTATCCAGACATAATGACTCCTTAAAACCTTTTCTTTTTATATAGTCTCTATTTTTGATATAAATGATTTTAAAGCACTTGGGAGCAAATTTTCAATCTGTGATTTTGTCCCATAACTAACATTGACGATTTTATTATCGGAATCAAAAACATCCCCTAGAAAAACTCTATCAGAATGAATCATGATTTCAGCCCATCCAGTATACTGTTTTTCATTTATAACGATTTTAATGTTATGTTCTATTGTTTTTCTTTCATTATACATTCCATAAAACTTATCTCTCTGACCTTTTAAAACTCCAACTACCATATTAAATCCTTTATTTCTTTTGATATGCCTAATTATATAAAATATTTAAATTAAAGTCTTTGACCTAAGTCAAATAAAATCACTATTTCGATATTTCCCATAAGTCCACCACTCAAACAAGATTAGATATTGAAATTCTCTTAAATTCAAGTTGTCAAGGATTACTTGACAACTCAATCTACTCTTGTTATCTATTTGACTTAAAACTTGCATTATCTCTATAATTAAATACATAAACTCAATAACATTACTATTAACATGTCCACGAATATCAATAACATTATTATCTAGCATCAAATCTACATCTTTTTTCTTCAAATCAAACTTTCTATATAAGCTCTTATAAACCGCTTTTGTATATCTACCCTTACTATGACTCGAAAATCTAATTTTCTTCTCTAATACACCTCTAAAAACTCGCTTACTATCATCTAATGACAATAACTCATCATCACTCATACTCTTGCTATAATCTTTAATCACATATTCAAAAATCTTAACATCACTTTTTTGTTTAGCTAAATCGCAAAACTCAACAAACAATCCAAACCTTTCAATGACCTTATTATATATATTATCTATCTGTTTTTGATTATCATGCCATACTTGAATATGTAAGTGAGGATTTTTTGATTTAGTTCCAAGTTCAATATTACTAAAAAACTTTATATTATCGTTCTTAGTATTCTTTACAAGCCGATTAAAATAGTTACGAATATCATTTATCATGGAGAGCTTAGTAAATGGATCAGTATCAAGATATGTAAACGTGATGAGGTTTTTTTGTAGATGTTTATATTTATTTGCAAGATGATAGTATTCAAATCTAGTGGCATTGTTTCGCTTCTTAATGCTTTTTAGTCTATCGTAGGGAGTATTATTGCTATATTGTGGATAAGTAGATATAATATATTCCTCGTTAGATAATCCATGCAGGTAGACTTAACACACTGAGAGCAATCCATAAGAGTTCATACCTCTTGATTCTCTCACCACTTTTAATTATATTTTATTTAATATTCTAAATACTCATAATTGCTTACTTTCATTAGCTATTTTATCAATAAAAGATTCAACTTTTTCCATTTTTTCTATGTTTGATAGATTCGGGTGTGATACCACTTGAACTATATATGCTTTTAATATTGCTGCTTGATTTTTACTCATTATTATCCTCATTTATATCAGTAGAAGTATCATATTCCACTTCATAGTCATATTCTCTATTTGAACAATACTCTATATCGTAATCCCATCCGCCACTATGTATAAAGATTATATGACTTTTGCATTTAGGGCATTCATGATGTTTATCGACTCTATCTTTGAAACTCATAATTTTCCTTTTTAAAATTTAACTACACTATCATCAGTATAGATAGCAAACACTTCAACCGGTTCACTTCCAAAATGAGGATGTGTAATAGTCTGCACTCATAACCTCTATATGGAACAGTATGTATCTTAGAAAGATCATCAGCTTTAGGATAACCTTTTTTAAAGTGAATTCGACCATAACTACGACCAACTAATCTCTTAGTCCAATAATCATTCTTCAACTGGTATTCAAACTTTTTAGTACCAGCAACAATCTCATCAAAATACTCACCTTTTAGGTTTAGATGTAAATCAGACATCTGTAATACCTTTATCCTGAGAATATTTAAGCCATTTTAAAATCTTAGCTTTTTTTGCCTCAACTTTTTCTCTGTTAAATATCTCTCTATCATTTAAAATGCCATGTTCACAAACCAACTCAATAGCTCCAAGTAAATCAGCAAGCTCATCTTGAATTTTCTCTTTATTGGATAATTCTTGACCCGGTTCGCAATCTTCCATTCCGAATAATTCAGCTTTAGATATCTCTTTGATAACCTCAGAACACTCTTCAGTAATCTTTTTTAGTATATGCTCGTTAATCTTCACAACATCTCCTTTTAAATAATATAGCCATTACGACTAACTAAAGCTACTTAAAATATTTTCATCACCACTATTAGTGAGAGGATAATTAATTTACTTAAGAGACTCCTTTTTAAGTGAAGTAGCCTTAGTTAGTGATAATTACGATACAATACAAAGTCACCAAGATTCAGCACCTTGAATGACTACTTACTTTCATTTTTCCCCAAAAGAAATGAACATATACACTCCTTAAACCCTTAGACTTAATCTCGCTAAGGGTTTTATCTAAAATAAGATTCCTACACTTTTAACCATTGTTTCTCAATCTCTTTTGATATTCTATACATTGCAAGTGGTGGTACACTCATTCCGCAAGTATAATAAGGGTCTTCACATTCATAGTCTAAAGGAAATGAAAACGCTTTAAAAACTTCACTCATGGTAAGTAGTCTAAAATCTTTATAATGTAGTGCTCCGCTTCGTCCTTTTGAAATACTAGCTGTCAATGTTTTTAGTGTTTCATTTGGATTTATTTTATAGGTATCAAACTTTTTATCATCATATAGTTTTGCACCAGGTAATGCACTGGTCCAGCCCTCTAAACAACTCGGTGCCGGATGATCAAAAAGCGGTTTTTCTCCAAAACTCTCAATATCTTTAAATGGAATATGTTTTAATTTTATTGATATGTCCAGGTACGGTTCAACTCCAAACAAATCATTTGTAGGAACTTCTATATCATCACGAATTGCAAAGAAAAAAACTCTATTTCTGTGCTGCGGTACTCCTAAGTCGGCACAATCTATTAAATGATGAACTATTTTATAGCCAATACTTTCAAACTGTGAGTAAATTTGTTCTACATACCATTTGTTTTTTTCTTGCAGTAAACCTTTTACATTCTCAAATACACAAATTTTAGGTTTTATTTTATCAACTAACTTGATTGTTTCAAATGCTAAATCATCTAAAACTTGACTTGATTGACCCTCTCTAAATTTGACCTTTTTACCTTTTTTATCATCAGATTTAGGGTTAATAGTTGAAAACAAACTACATGGAAATGAAGCATCTAAAATATCCAGCTCATAAAGCTCTTTTGGTAAATCATCAAGCTCTCTAAACTCTCTTATATCCATTAAGTAGCTATGTTTAGGTTTAAGATTATGTTTATATATTTCCATTTGTCGAGGGTCTATTTCATTGCAACCGATTACATCATATCCAGCCATTTTGTAACCCTGTGAACTTCCACCACCTCCGGCAAAGCAACTAAAGACTGTAAAACCATTTTTTGGCACATTATCTAAATCTTTTAAATTCCATTTGTAAGTAAACATATATATCCTTTATAAATACTTCTCAACCAACTCAATACAAGCCATATAACCCTCAACAATAACATACCTAGCATATTTAGTCTTATTAATAATCTTTTGAGTTTTAAGCTGCTCTTTTGAAGCAGTACCACCTATCTTTTTAAGTTCAATTTGCAATTCGATAGATTTTAAATAAATTTTAATATCCGATTGTCCTTTATTCCATCCTTGCTTTTTGAGCTTACCAATTTCAGTTAAATTAGCTCTGTTTTGGATAGCCCACGCATTACTATATTTCTTATGAGGATTTGGAAAATATACACCACTTATTGAAACTTCATAATGAATTCCATGTTTATCTAAATAATATATAAACTGTTCTTGATGTTGTGATTCACTCATTTGGCTATATGCTAACTCTCTATATTGTTGAGATGTCATAGATTGTTTCTTCTTTTTAAAAAACATATATAATCCTTAAAATCTGATAGCAATATACCCATGACTTAAATCATCAATAACACCACTAAGCTTTCTATTTTTCAAAGGATAATTATCATTCATATCCTTATAGATAGTTTCGATATCATCAAATTTCATAGGATTTACATCACTTGCCAATTCTTCAATAATCAATCTATCCCGTACACGTTCAAGCATTTTCAAATATTCAATATTGCGAGGTAAATTAATAGCTCTCACGATACCATTAAATATTTTTTGAGAATTAATCATCTCGTTTATATTGAAATGTGGCATAGCTATTAAATGACCTCTTACGCTTGTACACATTTTATCAAAAATTTTTACACCTTTATACTGATTAGCTTTTTTAATCAAAGCCGACGAATCTAAATCGGATACACTATGATCCATTAATATTAATCTGTTTACAGTCATGATGATTCTCCTAGTTTTAATTCAGGCTCACAAATAATAGCGATATTAGCAAGCTGTTCTTTATTCATTATAGATTCGATACCCTCTAATATAAACTTCTTTTACTTGCATATTTCCATCAGATGAAGAGATATTACACCTAAGTGCTTCTAAATCTTCATCGTTCATGATTCTGGCATTTTTGAGAATGTTTTTAATTCTATCTTTTTGAATTGAGTTTAGTTTATTCATCAAATAAGCCTTTTTGTTCAGCTCTTTTTTCAAATCTTTCTTTTGTGTGTTGCAAATTAATAGTAGCTTGTTTGAAATAACTATCTTTTAATTCAATTCCTATTGCTTTGCGACCCATTGAGACAGGACTAAAAACTTCACTACCAACACCCATAAAAGGAGTTAAAACAACTTCATCAGGATTGCTATACAATTCCACTATCCTATCAATAACATCTAATTGAAGTGGGTGTACATGCTTCTCATCATCCTCTTCTCTGCTATCTCTAAACGGGAGTACATTATCAATTCTAATATCATCCCAAACACTTGAAGCATATCGCTGCCAAATATAATGATTTAGCTTTGTAATCTCATCATCTTTATTTATATAGTTTAAGTGTTTCCATAGTTGAGATTCATTAAAATCAGTGTTATTCGCATTATTCCAAGCTCTTAGAATATTTGGAAGTATTGGAATTTCTCCTGCATAATGCTCTATTCCAAATGGATGAGTAACTGGAACTTCGTTATCTCCTTTTTTCGTGAATACTAAAACATAATCGGGCATAGCAGTAAAACATTTTGTGCTATCTTCTACTATGAATTTATGCATTAAAGACTGTACCATAGTTCTCATTCTAACTTTTAATGGCTCTTTCCATATTGTAATACGGTTACGATACTCAAAGCCATATTTCTCATGTATCTTAATTACTTCGTGAGGAAAATCCCATAAACGGCTAGTATTATCAAATACATCTGTACAGTGAACAGCATTAATACGACCTTTTTTAGTCACTCTAGCCATTTCCTTAACCATAAACTCATACTGCTCTAAAAACTGCTCTTTAGTATCACAGTTACTCATATCTCTAGGGTCTGAACTGTAATTATATAATCCTGCGAATGGAGGACTATAAACTGCTAAATCAATACTCTCATCTTCTAAAGTTGGTAACACTTTCATATTATCATCATTGTAAATCGCATATCTATCTGTTACTACTTGATTTTTTACTTCTACATTTTCCATTTTCTTATCCTTAAAACTTTGGTTTTATAAGCAGCTGCTTATCTTTTTTAATATCTTCTTGATACACTTCATTCACATTCTTAACTAAATTCTCATATAAATCTTTTGCCTTTTGAGTCTTTTGTTTTAATGCTTCCATTACTCTAGTTTGACCCTCTGAAATTACTAAGTCAATAACCACTTCATTAGTTTGACCAAACCGCCAAAATCTTCTTATGGCTTGATAATATTGTTCATAACTCCAAGTAGGAAAAAACACAGAGTGATTGCAGTGCTGCCAGTTTAAACCCATTCCAGTTATTTTAGCTTTAGTGATAAGCCTTTTGATTTTACCATCCGCAAAATCTTTTAAAATAGTCTCTTTTTGTTCTATCGTTTGACTACCTATTATCTCAACCGCTTCACTATCGAGGCTCTTTAAAATCTTGCTTTCATTGTTGGTATTACACCAATAAACCGATACCTTATCTTTTGCTAATTCAACCGCTTTAACACATCTTTCATATTCAGTTTGCTTTTGCTCGTTTCTTATTTCACTCATAGTTCTAGCTTCAATAGTAAATAAACTATATTGACCATCTGAACCTAAAAGAGAATCATTATTAACTATATGAGTATTTGTAATAAGCTTTGGTAGTTTATATCTCTCATCTGAGAACCCTATATCTGAGGGCTTTTTTATCATCATACTCCAACTATTAACCCATTGAAAAAAACCTCTTTCAGCATGAGGCTTTAGATAAAATTTCTCTCCAATATTCTTAGCACTACTATCAGCAGTATTTTGATTATTTTTAAAAAACTTACCTAGCATATCCATATAACCCATGTATCCTAAAGCCTCTGAACTCGTACCTAGTTCTATAAAATCATTAGGAGAGGGTGTAGCAGTTGTCAAATATCTAAACGGTATTTTCTTTACAAAAGATGTTATTTGTGTTTTTATTTGACCTTTGAAATTCTT